ACATGGTACGCAAAAAGCAAGAATCTGGGACCTACGTGACGAGTGTGTGCATGACTCTCCCTCACGATGTGGTTGCCATCCTCGACAGCATGAAGAAACAGACAGGAAACAACCGCTCAGCGGCAGCTGCCCACATCATCCGAGACTGGAAGAGAGGAACAACCGGGGCATGGGAGGCAGAGAGAGACAAGATGAAGTTAATTTTCAAAGAGGTGTTGGGAAAATGAATTGCAAACAATGGTTGAAGTGTACTTTGTCCCCGTTTGTTGAGTGCCCATATTGCAAGTGTCACCCGTGTGAGTTGATTCAATGAGGTATCCTCACTTATGTTCTCGAGGATGGAGGGTATGTAATTGCCTGGAGGAAGAGGAATGATCTACTCCTGTTCTCTATGTGCGTACTATACGACTTCCCAGTATGCTTTGGATAAGCATTGGGCTTCACACCTACCTATACCGGACTAGCCTCTGAAAGAACTGTAATCATAGGTGGGGCCAGACTCTCTCATTTGCTTCGTAGTCTGTGACCACTTGCCCTGGATATTTCGCTTGTACCATTCGGTTTCATCTATTCCAAAGTCCTCCATCTGATGAGCAGGGTCTATGTAAATCAGAAGCAGAGGAAATCCAGCTAGACCAATAACAGTTTCCGCTAGCATGGCTTTCCCAAAGGTCGGGTAGATACCTACCTTGACGCCTGCAGCTGCTTGAGGGGCTTGAAGGATTCCTTGCGTAACCAGGAACCCTAATCCACCTTGGGCTAACTCGGGTAGTCCAGAATAATGAAAGTAGGCATCAGCCATCTCCGGGGGGAGAGGAGCTCCGGTGACGATGCCGAACTTTCCATGTCGTGGTCTTTCCCACTTCCCTCTGCGAGCAGTCGATGCAGTGGTAGAGTGTTTGACAATTGTTTCCTGTCCTGGGTGAGTGTGACCTACGGCCATCATACCGCTTCCTGAAGAACATACGACCTACGCAGGCGCTCCATCCAGACAAGATCCTTTTCCTTTGTTGTAATTGCATTGATGACATAATTTACGGGGAAGATTTGAAATGTTTCCGCTCCCCCCCCACCTAAGACAGTAATCAAGCGGGTGATGTGCAGCTTGTCTGAAGCGATTGGTGACCCTCCACCAAAAGAGTCTGCTGCCACAGTCACCAAGGAGGAAGCCTCGGCAACGGAGACTGTTTGAGAAACCCATTCACCATAAATTAGTTGCATGATGTCTACTTGACCAGGGGGGGTGTTTGGGGTAGCAGTTAGAAAACCCGGGCATTTTATTGAAGGAGGAAGAAGTTCTTCATCTCTAATTCTCCGGGAAGTTACAAAGTCATACTCATACAAATTAGTTATTCCTGATGAAGCATGAGAAGGGAAAGAATGTTGCACATCGACAGTTTGAATGAAGTTCGTTAAGTCTTGCCTGCTCCAACCGGCGAGATCAATATAGCCTCTCCATACCCAAGTCTGCACGAAGATTCCGTTATCCAGAATAGTCCATCCTTCGGAGAGTGTTGGCCCTATATCACTTGTATCAGATACGAAGTTTAGATTTATTACACTGACACCAGGGATCTGCTTGATTAGTTGGTGGGATTCAAACTCGGGCATCTTACTTCATCCTCTTTGCTTTTGCATGAGCCTTCTTCGCGAGGGCTGCGAACGGTGTCCTGGGGTGCTTCTTCTTGAGGGCCTTGTAGGCCTTGGCATACTTCTTGTTGTATGCTGAAGCCTTTCGCTTGACTTTGCCTCCTACTGTTCGAACTGCTCGTCCTGCTGTTCGAACACCACGACGCACCAGGGGGCGACATGCTCGCTCAGCAAATGCAGCTGCAAGAAGTGGATCTACTCCCTTCTCTTCAAGCGCCTTCTGGGCTAATCCGCAAAGAGCCACGGCTGCCGAGTCGGTTAGAGCCTCCATCGGAAGCCCTCAGTTGTCACTCGCTGTTGATTGGATCGCTATTGCCATCCAGTCCTTGGTTGATAGTTTGACTATTCGTGCCTTGATTCGGGCCGTCACAGCCACTGAATTCCCAGCGGCTGCAGTAGCATTGAACATGCCACAAAGATAGAGTTGGTCATTGACGACAATCCGGGACTCATCTAGCTTCCCGAAGTTGTCGGGGAAGAAGTCACTTGAGTGGGTGAGGATGTAATTGGTATCATCAACATGGACAGCGCCGCTGGCAACTAGGTTATTGTCGCTGGCAATGGTGAGTGTCGTTCCAGGGTTTAGATCAGACAGTTGAACCTCAAGTACACCATTACTTCCAATGGCTTGTTCAACCTCGGCAGTATAGAAGTCTGATGCAGTATTGTACCGCTGCCAAATAAAATCAACTTGTTCGATAGCCAGGGCCTGCTGATCGCCGACATCGACATAAGCTCCCAAATCAATCGTTCCCTGTACCGCCGTTGCATCGGTGGTTAGGTTAATGGTCTCAGTCAGCCAAAAACTGCCTGTCTTGCTTGTTGCCATAGCGCCCCGTGTAACAATGCCGCTAATAAACATTACATTCATGCAAGTAGGTTAATCCTCTTACGTGACCCACGCTTGCTGCCTAACCCAACCCTGCTGCTAAGGGTCCACGCAGCACCGCAAGCGTAGCGGAATAGGGGGTTCCCTCCTTCAACATATGCCCCATTCAATCTCCGATAATATTATTATCATAGGCTTTCTCGGACGCCACATGGTACGCAAAAAGCAAGAATCTGGGACCTACGTGACGAGTGTGTGCATGACTCTCCCTCACGATGTGGTTGCCATCCTCGACAGCATGAAGAAACAGACAGGAAACAACCGCTCAGCGGCAGCTGCCCACATCATC